TGGTTAGAGCTTACTATCAAACAGAAGCTTATAGTGGAGAATATGATGTTCCAAAATGTCTTCCTGGAACACCTAGTGAAGAATGTATTCATTCAATTACTGCTAGATGGCAGGTTAGAGATATGGTCGATAATAGATATATTGGTCATTCACGAGGATTTGAACTTATCTATGCAGCACCACACTGTCACGCACCAATGTGTATAGACGTCGAATTATATAACGCAGATACTGGAGACTTATTGTGTCATGTTTCAGGAATACTAGGAAGTGGCAATTCTTCTAAGGCATACGACGAAATAGATTATCTTAAATTGAATCCATGTCTTTGGGGAAAAGATCGCGGATTACTATCTCCACTATTCTTAAGATGGGATACAAATTTAACATCAATTAAAAGATGCAATAACACAAATGTACATTATGGGGAAATGGCAAGTTGGCAAATGCGTGGAGTGGTAGTTAATTAGAATTACTATAACTATTTTCTGTATAATTTAGCTTTTCTCATGCGCCAGTTTTTAGACATAACCATCAAATTTTTACCAAAAATAACTTGACGCTTTAATTTCAAAGTAGGTTTAATAGTATTGCCATTATATTTAAAAGGTTTCCCCTTTTCTATCTTTTTTCTTAGAATTTCTAACTCTTTAATAGTAAATTTATGTCCCTTTTCCGGTTTTAACGTTTTTCTTAATCCACCTTTTTCCATTTTAAATGGAGGTCTCTTTTTCGTTTTAGTAATCATTCTAATAAAATAATAAAATAATAAAAAAATATATTAGAGGTAAAATTATAATCATTATTTAGTCAATTTCGTAATTATAATTTGAGAAGAAATGTGGTGAAAATACAAGATAGGAGAAATTAACTACACTTAGCGGTTCAGAATCTAGCTTATTGTTGTTATCGATTATTGTGTAATAAACGGAATCGCCAATGATAAAGTGATAAGTACGTCCATTAAAATTAGCTTCTTTCACCTCAATAATAGTAGTCATTCGCACTGGTTGTTCATAATTTACTGGAGATTCATTTTCTGAATCGCTATTTGGATAAGAATAATACTGATTTGAATTTACATTTTTGAGGTCGTAAAATTCACCATTTACAGATTGATTATTACAAAAATCTACTAGTTCGCTATGATTCTTAAAATTTTTACTATTTTCTAGTATGTATTTTGGTACTTGCGAATAATATTTTACGATATCGCCACTAGGCATATTTAGTTCAGCATTTGACTTCTGCATTTATCTATATTAATATTTACATTAATATTTACATTAAAATAGACATCAATTTTATTTTTCTAAAGAACATAAAGAAACTATTATGAAAGTATAGTAATGACTAATATTATTGATGGAAAGACTCTATCTGACAAAGTTTATGAAGAATTAGAAATAAAAATATCAAACTTACTAGAGATTGGAAGGGGTCCTCAACTAAAAATTATTTTAGTAGGAGATAAGAAAGATTCACTAGTCTATACGGAAATGAAACGTAAAAAATGCCAGAAAATGAAAATAGATTGCGAAATAATAAGATTATCGGATTCTATAAAATCAATTGAAATTATTGAACTCATTGAGAAATTTAATGCTAATAAATGCGTGAATGGTATTATGGTTCAATTACCATTACCAGAAAAAATAAGACCATATACCCAAGATATTATAGACACAATTAATCCAGATAAAGATGTGGATGGTCTAACGAGTCAATCATTAGGAAAACTACTAACACATAATATAGAAATCCACGATTTATGGAATTTAAAATTCTTCTTTTCATCTACAATTTATGGTATAATGAAAATGATCTCCGAATATGATATTGATTTAATAGGTAAAAATGTTGCAGTAATAGGTAATAGTTCATTAATAGGACTACCAATAAGCATTATTTTATCAAAATTGGGTGCAACAGTGGATATTTGTCAAATTCACACAAAAGAATTAGAAGAACATACTAAAGATAAAGAAATAATAATTGTAGGTGCTGGTGTAAAGGGTCTGATTAAAGGAAACATGGTTAAAAAAGATGTTATCATAATAGATATTGGAATAAATGTAGAAATAATAGAAAATAAAAGAAAAATCAGTGGTGATTGTGACTATGAGAGCGTATCATCCTTAGCAAGTTTAATTACACCAGTACCAGGTGGTGTTGGACCAATGACTATTTGTAGTTTAATAGAACAATTGGTTAAATCTACTACTCTTACTGATTAAATCTTTCATTCTTTCAAGCATTCTTTCAAGCATTCAAGCTTTCTTTCAAGCATTCAAATATAGTCCTACAAAGTGAGTGAATTTCCTACAAATAGGACATTTGTTTGCTCCCATATTTTCAATACATTTAGTATGAAAACAATGACCACAGTAACCTGCACTTATTCCTTTTATTTTTAACTCTGAAGTATTAGTTAAAGAATCTAAACATATTCCACATTCCGTTTTTTGAATTATATTTGAACGAGAAAGTTCTTTAACACTCGATTCTATTAATTTATTCTTTTTCTTACTAGTTAAATTTTTTATTTTAATTGTTTTTAAATATTCTTTAGTATCTTTTAATTTCCTTTTAAATACAACCCTTTTACCTTGAAGTAATACCAGTTTTTTAAAATATTGTCTTTGATTTTCCTCATATGTTTGTTTTTTAGCATAACAATTGGAACAAATATCTCCACAAATAGGATTGTGATAAAAGAAGTTATTAGCTAAATTACCACATGAATCACAGGAAATACTTAAATATTTTAAATAATCACGTTCTATACTTGAATTAGAATTATAATTTGGAGCATAAAAATTTAATTTATTACCAAAAGTAAAATCCTCTGTTTTTATTCTTGAAGTATTAACACCAAAATTGGAATAATTGCTATATATCAATGAAACTAATGCTAATTGCCACCTAATATCATTATATGAAAACCATAGACCACTATATAAATTTTCAAGATTTTCTATTACATTTATAAATGGTGAATAATTATCAAAATATTCCTGAATTAAATGTAAATCTCCTGCATTATAAAAATAATATTTGTAATAAAATTCCAAATCTACATGCAATTGTTTTTCTGGATTAATATCATATTCGGCTGTATCTTCAAAAGGTTTTATAATACTTTCACATTTATTATTAGACTTATAGTAATAAATATCAGGAATTTCAATATCATCAGAAAGTAATATACTTGCTATATACCTTAAATTATTGAGAAATTTAGGTAAAAGATTTTTACTTTCATCATCTCTATATACCTTTTCTATTTCTCTTTGAAATAAATGTAATCTAATACTATTTTCAACTTGATAACATATTATACAAAAATGTTGAGTAATTTCTATATTTATTTTCTTTAATAAAGAGATAAGTTTTAAAGATTTGATAAATTTTAAAAGTTTTACATTTTTATGCATACTTTCACTAGTGTTTTCATCACAAGGTAATTGTAAAAAAAAAAGTTTTAATAATGACATTATTTATTTAAATTATTTATTGTTTCTTTAAGTATAATACTAATACTAGCTAAGGTAGAATTATTTTTTTGTTTCAATCTCAATCTTTGATACTAGAAGACTTTTTGTTGAATCAATGGTTGCGGAGTCACTACCATTTTCCTTCACTATTTTAAGTGGTTTATAAAATTTATTTAATACATCTCTAAAATCTATAGGATTTTTTGGAATCATAGATTCATTTAATACATTTATATCTAAATCATTCGTGTTTTCATTAAAATCTCTACTAAATTCTGATCCTAAAAATATAGGATGTTCTAATAATTTATTTGTATCTGGTCTCTTTTCTTCAACTAATTGAATACAATTAATTACTATATTTTTTAACTCAGTGGCGTAAAATGCTGTTTTATTAAATTTATTATAACATCCACTATGTATTTTTATTAAAAGTCTTCCAATATGATTACATTTAAAAGCAATCTTTAATTCCATCAATTCGTATAATATGCATCCCAATGACCAAATATCTGTTTTAAAACTATACTTACGATTATCCACACATTCTGGACTCATATAAAATGGTGTTCCTATTTGAGTGTGAATGGAACTTTTTTTGAAATTGGGAGCGTTAAGAATTTTGCAAGTATTAAAATCACATATTTTAATGTTGTATCTATCCGTTATTAACATATTACTAGGTTTAAGGTCTCTATGAATAATATTATTTATATGAAGATAACTTAATCCAAGTGTAATTTGATGAAAATATTTAATTATGGTGCTTTGATAATAATAACTTTTTGTTTCTTTTCGCCTTTTAATCTCGGCTTCCAAATCACCATTTTTAAAGTATGGCATTATTAGATATAGTCTATCATTTTGTTTCTTATTTATTATTTCTATATCTAAACAACCTAATAAATATTTACATCTATTCTTTATCAATATTTGTATCTCTGTTAAAAGTAATTGATAATCGTCTCTTAACCTATTCAAGTCTATAATTTTTATAGCAACTGTCTTGTGAGTTTTTTTATTCTCTCCTAGGTATATTTCTCCAAATGAGCCCCTACCTATTAGAAAAACCTGTTTGTAATTCATAATAATATCCAATTATTTTTTTTCTATACTTTTTAAGTATTCTTTTGATTTATCCACAACAGTTTTAACATTTGGTAATTTATATGTTTGTTCTAAATATATACCTACTATTATCCCCAATGAAAAAGTAGAAAAATAACTCATTTTTATTAAATATTAAATATATTATAAGTTTATTATCTAAAAACAATTTGTTTGTATATTATATATTCATTATGAAAACTTTAACATGCTCTTTTAAGAAAAAACATGATTTAGAAAAAAGAAAAAATGAATCAAAAAGAATCTTAGGTAAGTATCAGGATAAAATTCCTATTATTGTCTCTAAAGATGAAAAAAGTCAATTAAAATCCATTGATAAATGCAAATATTTGGCTCCTGAGGATATTACATTAGCTCAATTTGCTGTTATTATTCGTAAAAGAATTGAATTATCTGAAAATGAGGCATTTTTCTTTTTTACAGGAAGTAATACTATGCCTTCATCAACTAGTAGTCTTAAAGAACTCTATAATACACACAAAGATGAAGATGGATTCTTATATTTATATTATTGTGGAGAAAGTGTTTTTGGAAACTAATTCTTAGTCATGCGAACAAACATAAATTATTTCATTACTCTTAGTCTGTTTTAAATTTTCAATATGGAATTCACCATGAATATGAAATCCCTGTAATCTAATTCTATCATCTAATCTTTCGACGAGATCTTGAAGATTTTCTCTAACTAGAAAAGCCCTTAATTCGTTTAAAATAAATCTCACAATATCTTCTCTTTCAAAAACGTTTTGTAAATCAATGGTTCGTGTAAATCCCCAAAAAAAAGGACTTGAAATGCACACATTTCTTGGATTCATTATTTAAAATAATTAATTACCTATAAACTTAATCATCTTTTATTTTTTAAGTATTATTAATTAGTATTATAAGATACTTTAGACATAGATGGTTTTTTCTTTCTACTTCTTCTATTTAATTTTTTAGTTCTTGATTTTTTTACATTAGGTCTAGCTCTTTTTCTCTTTAAAGATTTTAATACTTTATTCTTTTTACCCTTTCTAGAACTAGAACTTTTTATATTGTTTGAT